ATCTCCTACATTCGGTAAAGTTAGCTTTTCTCCAAAGCGTTTGGCTGCTTTCATCCAGGTTTCTAACCAGTTGCTACGTCAGTCTTCTAATAGCATTGATGCTTACGTTCGTAACTATTTGGCTCAAGCAATGGCGCAGGAGTTGGAAAAGGCTGCTATCAAAGGTGGAGGAACTAACGAGCCTACCGGTATCATCGGTAACGCTGATGTTAATGTTATTTACGCTGGTGGAGCTGCTTCTAACGCTACTAATGCTAATGGTGCAGCAGTAGTATGGGCTGACGTTGTAAACGCAATGAAGGCTGTAGAATCTGCTAACGCTATGGGTCAGGCTTACTTAACTAACCCATTGGTTAAGGCTGCTTTACAAACCACTGCTCGTCAAGCATCTGGTGTTGAAGGTAACTTTATCCTTCAGTCTGGCGCTGGTGAGTTGAACGGTTACCCAATGGCTGTTACCACTAACGTACCAAGCAACTTGGCTAAAGGCGCTGCTTCTGATTTGTCAGCAATGATTTTCGGAGATTTCAGCAAATTGGCTATTGCTTCTTGGGGTGGAATGGAACTTACTGTTGATCCTTTCAGCGGAGCTACTGCTGGTTTGACCAATATGGTATTGAACGCTTACATGGATGTCAACTTGTTACAGCCTGCAGCATTTGCAGTTTGTAAGGACATCGATGCCTAAATAAACCTACACGGAGGTTAATCCGTGTGCCTTGGGTCGCTTGATTGACGGCCCAAGGGTCTAATTATGAAAGTGAAATTTGTTAAATTTCCCATAGCATTAAACCTTGCGTATAATGTTGGGGACGTAGCAGAGTTAGAAAAGAAACAAGCTGAATTGCTTATTTCAGAAGGATATGCAGAAGAAATTAAACCTCCTGCAAAAAAGGCTAAGCCAATCAACCCAGAAGAAGGCGATTAATGATAACGGGCAAAAAAATAGTATCACGCAGCAATGCGGACACCGACTACATATCTGTAGCAACGGCTAAGGAACACTTGCGTGTTACTACCACCGCAGATGACAGCTATATCTCATCACTAATTAGTGCAGCACTTGACGTGTGCAGCCACTATGTTGGCTATGAGTTGCGTGAGTCTGTGTGCAAGTATGGTTTTGCTGAATTGGTTGGGCAGCCGGCAACGGTTAACCCATTGAACGGTGCGCCATTGCTTATGGGTAATTATCTGCGTATACCTGCAAAAGTTATCAGTTTAGATTTGTTGCAGTATTCTGATCAAGACAATACATTGCAACCTTTTACTGATTATATCACCGAGCCATTGCAATTGTCTGATTTTGGATTGGATGTGTATTTAAATAGCCTTCCAACTTCATTGACGGATGCCGAAACAAAATATATAGCAACTGTAACTGAGGGATTTGTTCCTGCTGATTTCAGCGCATCATTAAAGATTGCTTGTTTGTTTTTGGTTGCTCAATATTACGATAATCGCCAAAATATAATTGTTGGTGCAAGCGTAATGGAAATGCCTAAAGGCACAGAGTTTTTACTGGATAAATATAAATTAAGCACGTTCGCATAATGAATGCAGGCCGATTTGACACGCTTATAGAACTGTGGAATTACACTACAGAAACAAACTCATATGGCGAAAAGGTAAAGTCATGGGCTAAATACAAAGATGTTTGGGCGCGTATTGAGTATAAGGTTGGTAGAGAGCAAGTTGATGCTAACCAATTGCAACACAAACAATCTTGTAATATCACTGTTCGTTTTGATCCATTAATATCTGTATTTAATGAGATTCGCCATGATGGCGACAAATTTAAGATTGTATCTATTCAGACGTTGGGCCGAAACGAGTATTTAATATTGAATTGTGACCAAAGCAATTAGTGATATCGAATTAAGAAATCTGCTTAGGCGATTAAATAGAGCTGCTATTAGCCCTGCTGAAATTCGTCATGCTTTAGAAATTGCAGCATCTCCATTAATCGACGAATTGAAACTTAGAGCGCCAATGAAAATTATAAGAAAGGATATAGGTATTATTAGTAAACCAACAAAATATCCCAAATCCATAATGGTTGGATTGCGTTATACAGAAGGAGCAAAAAGCAATTTGGCATATGCATTTGAGTATGGTACTGTAGACAGATACACAAAGAAAAAACAATATCGTGGTAAGTTACAACCCGGCCCTTGGTTTAGACCAACAGTCGATAGTATGCGTAATCAAATTGTAACAAATATAAAAAACGAAATATCTAAAATTGTACTAAATAAACTTAATAAACAATAATTATGGCAACACCAGGATTAGTTAATGGTACGCTGATAGCTCTTTTTAAAGAAGTATCTGGCTCACCAGTAAAAATTGCTAACTTAACATCTACTGATTTTGAGTTAAGCAAAGACACCATTGATGCCACCAACAAAGATGGTGGTAATTACAAAGAATTTTTAGTTGGTCTTAGCGGATGGACTATGAATGCTGAAGGTATTTTTGAGGAAGATGGTAGCACTACTAATTTTTCTGCAAAAGAACTTTTAGATGATGCTATTGCTGGTGATTTAATCACTGTTGTAATGTCATCAGAAGAAACTGGAGATTTAAAATTATCTGGATCAGCAGTTATTACATCTTTTTCTTGGAATGCACCAGTAAACGATGTAGCTACTTTTTCCCTATCTTTGCAAGGATCAGGTACACTTACTGTAGGTACTGTGTAATTCTTACTTGCTTTTGGTTTTCCATGTAAATTGCCCGGTATTTTTATATCGGGCTTTTTGTTTATATTTGCCAAATGGAAATAGTAATAAATAACCAAACGTACCCATTATTTTTTAGTATGCTCACGCTTGAGCAAGTTATGGCGGCCAATAAAATGGTTGATTTCGAAGCATTGCAAGGAACTCAAAACGTATCTGAGTCAATGAAATTTGCTCGTGATTGCGCATTTTATGGCATTGCATCAGGGATGAAGAAGATTGGTAAAAAAAGTCCATTTCATTCAAGCGAAGAAATTGCTGAGGCAATAGAAAGTTTTGAAGATTTGCAACCAGCTCTTACAGCGTTTACGGAGAGCGTTACCGGTTTTTTTCAACAGAAGGAAGCCAAGAAAAACAAGTAGAGGCTTCCAAGCCATTAACGTGGCTTCAAATTAAACGTATTGCATATGGACAATTGGGTTTTACGCCCGACGATATGGCTATGTACCAACCCGAATATTTTAGGATAAAATTAGAAGGCATTAGAGAAGCGCAAACTCAAGAGTTTAGAAATGACTGGGAGCGCACTCGATGGCTTGCTACTATTATACTTTCTCCACACGCTAAGAAAGGTAAAGCCATTAAACCTAAAGACTTGATTAAATTTGATTGGGAGAAGCCAGAGTTAAATATAGTTGAAATTGTAACTAAGTATAAGCATATATTTGATAAATTGCGACCATGAAGGCAATTAAGGCCATTTATGGAATACTTACCAATCCGAACTATGGTTCATATATATATAATGATTATATAGTAAGAGTTGCGGCAGATGGAGGTATATTGGAAGGTTTATCATGTTTAACACCAGCATTAAATGCTCTATATTCTGGACTTGATGTTGATGTTTATCCTACCCGAATATTAGAAGGGATAAATGTACCGGCTGTAGTATTAACTCAAATTAGTCGCGTTGGTAATGACACGTCAAGCGGATATAGCAAATCGGATATATCACGCATACAAATTGATTGCGTAGGTAATACCCCTACAGAAGCATTTGATTTGGCAGAAAAAGTAAGATTATATATGTCTGCTATAGTTCCTCGAACATATAATGACGTATTAGTCCAAAATATAGCATTTGATGATGAGCAGATAATCATTGATGATACTTTTGGGGTTCAAGGGGCTACAATGGTGTCTCAAGACTATTTAATCATGTATGCTAATTAATATATATAAAGATGTTAGGTGATTTATTTGTAGTAGTCAAAGCCAAGTTAGCATCCTACTTTAAAGGGATGAAAGACGTTGTTGGTGTCACTCAAGGTGCTGCCAAACAAGTTAATGCTTCAGCCAAGGAAATGGAAGGTGCATTAACATCTGCATTTTCTGGTCAAATTAGGAATAACATTAATAATCTGTCAGAAAACATTTCTCTTACGCGTGATAACATATTACAGCTAAAAGAGCAGTTAAAACTATTATTAATAGAGCAAAAAAAACAAAAAGAAGGTACTGAAGAATATAATAAAACTGCAAGAGCAATAGGAAGGGTTAGAAAAACATTATTTGAAGCACAACAAGATTTAGCGAAATACAATATTACTGCTCGTGACCAAAAGAAAGCACTTGCAGATAGCAGATTGGCTGCCGAAGATAATAGTTCGGCTATGGAAGCCACAAGTAGAGCAGTAAATGCAGCAAGTCAAGCGTTATTATTGTTAGGCGACAATAGCGATACATTAAAGCCACTACTTAAAGTTGTAAGTATTGCAATGGCTGGTGTTAACGCTGTGATTGCTGTACAGAATTTACGATTAAGAGAAAATGCTGTATTTGCTAAAGTAAGCGCTAAGGCGCAAGCTGGTTTACGCGCAGCGTTTATTGGAACTACAGCTGCTGGCACTGCATTAAAAAGCATTTTATCAAGCCTTGGAATAGGACTTGCTATTGTGGCCATATCTACGCTGATAGGCAAGTTAATGGATGCGGCAGAAGCATCAAATGCGGCAGAAGAGGCTCAAAAGAAATTCAACGAATCATATGCTAAATTTGGAGGAACTGAAATAGCTAAGGTCAAATTATTAATTGCGCAAATAAATGATGTATCGCTTGCCTTAGATACCAGAAAATCTGCACTTAAAAAACTGCAAGATATATTCCCGGCTTACTTTCAAAATTTAAATGACGAAAAAATATTAAGTGGGCAAGTTCGTATTGAAACCAACAAGCTTACATCTGCCATATTGGCCAATGCCAAGGCTAAGGCATTGCAGC